TCGCTGCTGTATTGTCGAAGATGTGGTCGGCACCGGAGACAACGCCAGTGATGAGGTCCCACATCTCGTCGATGCCGGCATTGAGCAGCAGGTTGCCCTCCATCTCCACCACGTCAAAGGGCTCGTGGGTCTCGTGAAACAGCTTCTCCAGTCCCAGGGCGGCCCACGGCGTAATGTCCTCATGGTACTTGAGCAGCCTGGCCTTCATGTGCCAGTTCGCGTGTTCTGTTCTTTGCTTCGTCGCTTCCATCGGTTCTCTTTCCTCCCTCTATGATTTGGGGTAGATCTGGCTCACCTGCGGCACGGCGATGCGCCGCAAGGCCTGCCGGTATTCCATCAGTCTCATGTTCGCCCACGCCTGGTAGCTGTTAATGACGCCGGCGCTGTTCAACCGGGCCGTCATTTCGCGCACATACCCCTGACTCTGCGCCAGATAGGTCGAAGCGTTGGCCAACTCCCGAGAGGCATAGGTCGCATAGTCATTCTCGGGGTTGCCCCCATAGTTGACCTTGTTGATGTAGCCACGTCCTGTCGTCAGGTCGGTCACAGCCTTAGTGATGCGCGCCGTCATGTTCTCAATGGCTCCATTCACGTCGGTCAGGAGTGCCAGAGCCGACTTGACGTTGCCCCTCACCGTGTTAATCCAGGCGAGCCCGACTTTGGCGCTCGCCCCCAGGAGTAGGCAGTGCTCAGCCTGAGCATCCAGCGTGGAATCCTCTTCGGTGAGCGAATGCAGCTTGTGACACTCCAGGGACACTGTCTCGGCGGCTGACGGCACTGTGAGGATGTCGAGAATGATCGTGCTACTGTCTTTCACAATGACGTTCCGGTAATCCGGCGGTGTCGTGCCGACTCTCCACTCAGCCTTGTTCACCAACAGCAGGTCCGTGATGCTGCTAATGTCGATCTCCCTGGACGCTGCGGTAGTCTGCTTCGTTTCCCAGACGATGCGCGGGCGAACCATGGAGATCTCCTGAATCACCTGCCAGATATGCACGTCGATCTCGTCGTCAGCGAAATCGGTCTCCTGGCCGGGGACCATCTCGTCATTGAGAAGCTGGCGCACCAAAGTCCTGACCTGGCTCAATGGCTGTCCCATGGCTACCTACCTTTCCGTGAACGGCTCGACGCCTTGCTGGTGGACTTCTTCGAGCGAACGTCCCTCGCTGGCTTGCCAGTCGGCTCCCATCCCTTGTCTACAGCTCGCAGCAAGTTCGCTTGTCTCTGGGCCTTGGCTGGAGTCGTGGCTTCCGCCTTAACGCCACCGGGCGTCGACACTCGCACTTTGCCGCTTGGCAGCTTCCTCTTCGTCACTGGCATAGCCTATCCTCCGTGGACGGTGGGGGAGGGCGGGCCTCCCCCACCACCCTGTTTCTTCACGCCACACTAGGCGTAGGTGTACCGCGCGGCCAACTCCTGCGTGAGCGTCTTGAAGCCGCAGAGGATGTCGATGGACACGAGGTTCTTCTTGGTGAGCATCGTGTAGTCATAGACCACCCGACAGCTCAGGCCCCGGAAGGACTGGACCGCAGCAGTGGCCCCACCAAGGGGCTTTGCCAGCGGCCGCGTTACCAGGGCAAAAGCGTTCTTGTGGAACGCCGCGTTCATCGTGTGGGTCGCCTTCAAAGTGACGACCGCGTTGTCAAGAACGATAGCGTTCAGGCCCGGGTAGATCTTGATGTCGCACTCGTTCGTGCCCGGCGTCACAGCCTCCGTGACAACGTACTGGCCCGTATTGCCAGCGATCGTCAAGATCGTCCCCTTCCCGATTGCAGTCGTTCCCAGAGCGTCGACGTGAATCGTGGTCACACCGGCCGCAAAGTTGCCCGCGTCGTCCATCGCCCCGGCCAGGTCGTCAGAGTCGGCTGGCGCCGACTGAATGTTCTGGTCCATGTAGAAGTCGAACCCCAGAACCCGGCCCATATTGCCTTCCTTGAGTGCCTTCGTGTCTCCCCGCTTCTCGGCATTCAGGAAGGATGCAACCGTGATCAGCTTCGACTCTGTGGTTGGGTCCAGAACACATCGCCGGTCGCTCAGGGGAACCTTGTTCGTGCTCAGGAGCGCCCGCAGGTCGGCAATGCCCTGGGTCTTGGTGGCATCGGACGTTCCGTCGTAGGTCACGAAGTACGGAATGTCCAGCACCAGTTGTGCGATCCTCACATCAATAGCCTGCGCCAAGGCCCTCATCGCCGGCTCGGCCACCTGAGTCTGAAAGTCCTGAACGCTCAGCGTGAGCTCCTGCGAGGTGAGCTCGAACGACACGTCGAGGACCTTGTCCATTTTCACATCGACAGAGCCCTCCGTGATCGCCTGGATCTCACCAGTCAGGTCGCCATCGAACTCGACGGCGGTGAACGTCGCAGGCTTGCGAACCTTTACCGTGTCGCCGACCTTGACAAACTCGCTGGAATAGTCCCGGTGTACGAGGTTGCCCAGCACCAGGTTGTTCTCCAGTGCCATGAGAGCTTCCCTGGCTATGATGGTCGGCGTAAGCAGCGTATTACTCATTTTGGTTTCCTCCGATTAGCGTTTTTGTCGTTTCCCCCACTGGTCGGCGTATTGGTCCATGGACAGCTTTTCAAGCTGCTCTGGAGTCAACGCCTCACCACCACCAACGCTTATCCCGGAGTCGGCCACCGAAGTCGTTGACTGAGTTGACCCTGCTGGAGCTTGGGACTTGAGTGCCTGAGCTACCCTCTCAAGGGCCTCCCTGTCGGTGAGCCCCAGATTGGCGAGAGTGTCTACGGGTACACCGTATTCCTTGCTGACCTCGTCCAGCATCCGCTTCTGTTGCCATTCCTGAAACTCGCCGCGTTGCTTGTCAAGCTCAGCCCTCTCGCTGTCAACCTTGGCACGTTCGGCCTGGAGGCCTTGCTCTTTCGCTCTCAGGTCCCTTCGCTGCTGGTACAGCCGCATCATCTCTGGGTTGTCTCGTGCGGAGTCAACCTCAGATGCGTCGATCCTGCCCTGGATCTCGTCGAGCTGCGAGCGTGTACCCTTGAGCTCGTTCTGCAAGGTTCCCCTCTCCGTGTTGAGGGAAGAGACTTGCTTCGCCAGCTCAGCGTGCTTTCGTCCAGCAGCCGCCTTTTCGTCACTCAACATCTTCTTGACCTCGTCCTCTGAATAGGTCTTGGCGGTCGCAGAAGTATCCTCGTCGCCAGTAGAAGCCAGTCCAGCTATTTGCTGGAGAGAGTCCTCTGGGTTCTGAGTTCCGTCCTGCATTTGATTCTCCTCTCTATTCGAAGAGCTCTATGAACCCTTCGATTTCCTCCCTTTCGCTTGCGGCAGCCTCCGCCTCTGAGCCCCCGCTGGAGCCCCCTCCTGCCTTCCACCTGTCCCCGACGGGCTTATAGCCCTTCTCGTCAACCAAATACCTCTCCAACTCTGGGTGCTCGTGGCGGTAGACTAGCCTGGCTTGCCCCTTGTCCTCTGCCGTGTATTCCTCGAACTGCTTGTAGATTTCCCTTGACATCACCCCCTGTTGCTCGATTGCGGTCCACCCGTAGTGCTCTTCGCCCCACTCTTCCCACTTCTGGTGTTCGAGCCTGTACCATTTGCTTTCCACGCTCGAACCGCCGTATTGCGCCACAATGCCGTTGTAGTCGAAATAGCTTTGGATGAGGCTCTTGGGCGGCAGTCCCAGACCCAGGCTGTCCAGTGAGACTCCGAGGTCCTGAGCCCACCCCGTCACCAACTCGTAGGCTCTCATGCTTTGGAGCTTCCCGCCGTATCCCCACAGCGCCAACCGAGCATCATCGTCGGGGTGCGCTTGCCGATACTCCTGGCGCCAGTCCTTGGCCATGTCCGGGTAAGTGCGAAGGAAAGCCTCACGGTCGGCGTCAGTTTCAAGTTGCTGGTAGGCTCGCCAAAGGTCAACGTACTCGCCTGGTATCGAGCCGTCGTCCAGATCTTCCGCAGACATATCGGTGATAGGCTTGTACGGCAGTCGCCAGTATGTACGGCCCAACGCCTCGGTGTCCGCAGACTTCCGGACCCACAGCGGATTGAGCCCTTTTAGCCGCTTCTCGTCCTGGAGGTAGAGTTGAATGCGCTGGTACACGTCCTCGCCCCACTTCTCAATGAACTCGTCAACGCGCCTGTCGCGCTCGTCCCAATCCGGGTCCCCATGCTCATCGACAATCTCGGCATAGAGGATATTGCTCTGATACTCAGCAAGGGCTATGTCGTCTTTGAAACCGTACTTGTCGCCCTCTCCCTGCTTCTTGGCGAAAGAGTCGTAGATGTCGTCGTAGGTCGGGTCTCGCTCTAGGGCCGACATGACGGCGTAGTAGTTAGCACCGGCCTCTCCAGCCTTCTCCCTGTACTCACGACTGTCGATCTCGCCGCGTTGGAGCATATCTGTCAGCTCGTCAATCCGCTCGTAGTAGATTGCTTGCTCCTCATCTTTCCTCTTGTCCCACGCGGCCCATTGCGGGCCACTACGAATCGCGCTGTCAGCCTGGGACTCCTCATAGAGCTCAAGGAGGTCGGGGTATCGGCTCAGCAAGCGTGGTTGCTGAATGTCGGTTAGCTGATTCCAACCAAGCGTCCCTTCGCGCCACGCGGCCATCTGCTTCTCGTCGAGCTCGCTCTCGGGCATTCTGGCGATGTACTCAGCGGCCTTGTCGTAGAACTTGACCCACTGGCTCTCAGGGAATGTCCGCAGCCCGAATATCTCAGCGGGGACCACCGCAGCGCGAGCCATGCCCTCGGGAACCTCGTGGTCGCGCCCCAGGCCTGGAATCAACGGATTGAGGCTCTGCTCCATCCAGATCGGCTCGAACCGCGTCAGGATGTACTGCGCGTACTCCATCGGTCCCTCGATGGGGTATCCGAGAAAGTCCTTGCCGGTCGCAAGGTCGAACCCCATGCCGGTCAGCGGAGAGGACCTGCAGAACCACCAGTAGATGAACGGATTGTCCTGCTTGTTCAGGGAGCCATGCTTGAGCAGGCGCACGAGGTCGATGCGCTCTTTGCCGCCAGTCTCGTTGACACACGCGCTGATGTTGCCGGCCAACCGAAGCAGTCCGTACCAGAAGCCGCCGAAGCCAAGGCGATAGTTGCCGACCTTGATGGTCATAAAGTTGCCCGTCGGGCGCCATTCCCACCCGCCAGTAATCGGGTCCTGAGTCAGCCCGAATCCCGCCAGCACGGTGTTCCATGCCTGCTCTGCGCTCTGGCCCTCCATCAAGGCGATGCTGTACTGAACACCGGTGAAGTAAATCGCTCCGGCGCTAATCATGCCCCCTATGGCACTTCGCGCCATGTTACCGGTGTAGCCGCCGCGGAAAATGTCACCCACCACGCTCAAGCAGGCCCTCGTGTAGCTCGGCGCGAACCATCCAAAGGTCTGCTCAAGCTGCCTCACGGTGAGGGGTACGCCGATACTGGCCGGGTCTATGATGCCCGTGATTCGGTCGAGGAATCGCACCAACTCGAACTCCTGGCCGTTCTTGATCGCCTTCGGCAACAAGATCCTGGCGAACTCAGTCCGTACCATTTGGCCGCTGCCGAAGAAGGCCATTTCAGCACGGTGGTACGGTTTCAATGGTATGTGTGCCATAGCTTTCTCGGCCCACCCACCGAGCCCACTTCGGGCACTCAGAGTGGCGAAGTAGTCAATGCTACGAACATTACCTCCTAGTGCAACCATCTGCATGAGCAGCTCTTCGTTCCTGGCCATGAACTTCGCCAGCGTATCCGGGTGGAAAAACGCCTCACACCCATAGAGAAACGACCGATACCATGCTCCCATGAGCTGAGCCCCAATCTTCGGGTCGACAAGCAGATACGCATGGGCCAGGCCCCAGGCTGGCAATCCTTGAATGGCCATCATGGAGAGGTCGAGCGCGGCCTTCGTGATCCTGAGTATTCCGGCAACGTCGCTTGTGGCTCGCAGCACTCCCAGCCCCTTGTCCCACCCGAAGAACTTGTTGAAGGCGTCGATGAACTCCTGGTCGAAAATCTTGCCGCCAGCGAACGGCTGCATGACGTATCCTTGTCCGATCTCCGGCCGGCGCACCTTGTCCATGGCGATCTTTCGCTCAGCTCTCGACTGCCAGTACGTGCCCTTCTTCGCCTCAACAACGCCCTTGACTTCACCGACCAGCTTCTTGAGTTCGGCAGCCTGGTCCTGGGGACTCCAGCCCTCGGGAATGTCGTACCGCACTCGCTTGATAGGCGGGTGTGCTCCGGCTGCCTCGAGGGGAACTTGCGGTTCACCGACCTCGGCGGCGACCTTCATGGCTGCCTCGGCTGCTGGCTCAGGTGGCGGAGCCGCTGCACGAGCTTTCTTTGGCTCCAGGCTCGGGATGCCCTCTATCTGAGGCTTGACAGCGACTTCGGGCGGCGGCAATCCGGCATCCTTGCGTAACTTCTCCAGCTTGGAGAGATCCTCCATTGACATCTGTGTGACCTGGCCCTTGCCCTTGGGGTAGACAGGGGTTGTGTAGCCGAATATGTCTTTCTGTAGACCGGCTTCCATCTCGCCGGCTGCGGCCTTGGGCACTAGGGGCTCCATCCGGGCCTTTGCTTCGAGAGCTGCCTCCTCGACACGCGCCAGAGTAGCCTGCTCCTGTAGGATTTCGATTTGCCTAGCCTTCACCTCGGAGATATGCCCGTACTGTTTCTTCCCGTCCAAACTGCTGACTAGAACAGTCCCCTCTTCATTGACACGAAGAGATCCATCGGGATTTCTGTCCAGCTTTAATAGGGACGCTTTGTGCTCTTTGGCAATTCCCTGCAAGTCTCTTTGGGTATTGACTGCTATGTCTACGTCGGAAGCCTTGGGTGCTGCTTTTGCTGGCGGAATCCCCTGGGCCTCCGCAATCAGGTCGGCCTCAGCAGGTGGCGGCGGTAGGGCTTCTGCCTCGATTCTCTCAAGCTCTGGCAGCATGGTCCTGGGGCCAACGTCCGCATCGTCCAGCACGGACACCATGTAGCGGAGTCGCTTCTG